TATAACAGGGCATCAACAGTTTTATCCGGGCAAGTATCACATACAAAGTGGTATGAATTATTCCCCGATCCAACAATAGCAGATGCAATCATGGATAGAATAATACATAACTCCTATATCCTAACCCTTGACTCAAAAAAATCCATGAGAGAAGTCATGGCAGAAAAAACAATTAAAAATATTGAAAAAAATGAAGCACTGGAATAAAATCAACTTACACGACAAGGTGTCCGGATGCTCCGGTTTACTGTCCGGATAAAACCGGAATCGCCGTCCGGATGTGCCGGAATATGCACCTTGTGAAATTGCATGTTGCCACAGATATTGCATACTTTGCTTTTATTGGATTCAAGCAAATCAAGTCTTTGAAGATTATTAAGCCTCATCCAGAGAGCTGTGTTTGAGACATTAAAGTGTTTTGCTACTGCAGGTATGGATACAAAGTTGCACTTTAACAGAGTTTTTTCTGGCATAAGAAGCTTCCCTGCGAATTCGTTTGCTTCCAGGTCTTCAACATGTCTTTCATAATCACTTTTATAAGCATCGGGTATACATAAATGATCCAGCACTATATGACCCAGCTCATGGGCTATGGTAAAGTTAAGCCTTCTATCCTTAGAATCTATGAAGGGATATCTGACTTTATTTTTATTCAATATTATCTGATATACATTTTGTTCCTTAACATAGATAGATACTGCATCAAATTTATCGCTGACTCTTGATACAGCACCTATCTGAAGAGGGATTTTCTTAGTATCTCGTATCCTCTTGATTAATTCAACACAGTCAATGGGGCAATGTTGTATCGAGAATTCTTCTACAAACAATTTTAGTCGTGTATCAATATACTGCTTTCTGTAAAGAGGAATTTCGTCTAATGTGCTGCGGCTATTAGTACAAATTAGTGGCATATATTTATCCTCCTAGCAAATAAAAAAGAACATGTGTTCGACACAATTATATAAAAAAATCTCTTATTTGTATAGTGTAAATTATATACATTCAATAAGGGATTTTTTTGTAATTATCTATTTTTATTTAGAAGAGAGTTTGCAACAGCCTTTATTGCAGCCAAATCCTCTGGCGCAAGCTCTTTTGAAATTCTATAGGCCATATTTGCCCAGTCGCTGTCTTTATCGTACATCTCTTTTGCTCTTTTACTGATGTCAACAACTGTGCCATCTGCATCTCTGAAAATCATTTCAGTGAAATGCTGATGCTCAAGTGTTTCCCCCATGTAACCAGCTTTTATCATCAAATCCTCATATCTGACTTCAAGGTGGGGAGCAAGAGCCTTTAATACATCTGGAGAAGGTTTCCTTCTTTCACCAGTTTCAAGTCGCCATACTTCTGTATTGCTAATACCAGCCAATTCCGCAAGCTGTCTTTGAGACAAATTTCTTTCGGTACGGATCATTTCAATAAAAAGCCCAAGTTCTGTTTTTTCATACTCAGTCAATTTAATCACCTCGGGTATATTATATCTAAAGCATTGCTAAAAAGCAATGCAATAAGAATAATTTAATCTGTATCTTGACGTGGAGTTACGAAGCTGATAAAATAATCGTAACGTCACAGTTACGAACAAGAGTTCTAAAAATACAAATAAAAATGTAAAGAGTTTGTTACCTAAGTTAGTGAAAAATAGTATTTTTATGGGATTGAGAAAGGAGTGGTACAGCATTTAGTGAAAATAATAAATTAATTCAAAAGGAACACAAATAAGATATTTGTTACCAGTTAAAACCTATAGGTTACACACTATAAGCAGTGGGTTATATGTATAAGGAGGAGTCTTTCTATGAAGAAAATTACAATTTCATGCCCAGGACAAAAAAAGCCTGCCAAAGTTTGTGACATCGTTAGAGAGGATTCTGGTTTGATTTGCATGGAGATAAAATTTCCAGGTACAGCACAGCTAATAAAAATAAATTTAAGCGATTATTTAAAACAATTAGAGTTGTAGAATATAAAAGAATATCATACGCTCAAATAAATGATTAAATACTCATACAGAGCAAATCGGCGCATAGATTCTCTATAGCGACCAACGCCTGATGGAAGCACTTATAAAAGTGTTTTTGTCGGGCGTTTTTTTATACACAAAAACAACAACTGAATACTTTGACTACCTAGCAACGGGTCCGTTAGTACTGAGTCACCAAATCGCAGGAGTCTACGAAACGAAAGTTTGTAGATTGCTGAATACGGTGATTTAACGGGCTTTATTTAATTGCACTATTTTTAGCCGCTCATTCCTTTCGTTTCGGTATTCGCCAAAACGAAAGGAGCAGTTTTTTATGAAAATCAAGTACCAATTCGCAAATGAGTCTATTGAAATTGAGGTTTCAGATGATTGGGGCAATATCCTAATCGACTTAGGTAGACAGGAGTACAACGTAAATCAAAAGGAAACACGCCGCCATGTCTCATTAAATGGCATGGACTATGAGGGAGATATTTTTGCTGATGAGATTGATATTGAGGAGCTTATTTTGAAAGAAGAAATGTCAGAAGTCCTGCGAGCAGCTATTAGAAAGCTTAAACCACAACAGCAGGAATTAATATATGCCCTTTACCTTTCGGAACGACCTATGTCCCAAGCAGAGTATGGAAAGCAAATCGGTATTGAAGAAACCAGTGTTCAGCAAAATGCCCGCCGAGCAAAAGCAAGGCTTAGAGAAATTATTAATAATCTTAAAAAATTTTTGTGAAAAAAGTGTAGGGGTAGGTGTCTCCCCGTGACCTAACTATGAAGGCTAATAAATCGACCTTCAGAAAGGTAAGGTGAAAATTATGAAGCATCAATTAAAAATCAGTATTTCTAAAGAACCACAGACTGGTGGAATTGTTCGTTGCAGGAATTTATCCATTCGTGAACGGGTACTACGATACCTGCTTGGTGAAAAGCAAAAGCTGATGGTGTTAATCCCTGGAGATAGTGTTGAATCACTGTCAATCAATGAAATAGAAGGAGGTATGGGAAATGAGCAAAACCAAACTGCTACTCAGTGTTGTATCTGATTTAAGAAGTCTGGCAGACAGTATTCAAACATTTTGTGAGGCAATAGTATCCGAGGATGCGGCTCCTTCGGAAGCAAGTCCAGCAGAGCAGAAGACGGATACTACTGCTGAACCTTCAAAACCAACTATAAAGATTGAGCAAATTCGCTCGGTGCTTGCAAAGAAAAGCCAAGCTGGAAAGACAGCTGATGTGCGTGAACTTCTAGGAAAATTCGGTGCAACAAAGCTGAGTGAGATATCACAGGACTCATACCCTGAATTGCTCAAGGCTGCGGAGGAGTTATGAGTAAACATTCTGTTTGTTCTGCCTCTGGGTCACACCGATGGCTCAATTGTACTAAGTCGGCAAGGCTGGAGCTTACCTTTGGTGAAAGCGAAAGTGCAGTTGCAGCTGAAGGAACTGCTGCACATGCACTTTGTGAACATAAGCTGCGGAAAGCACTGAAGTTAAGGTCAAAAAAACCAGTATCACAATATGACAGTGATGAAATGGATGAATATACGGATGGATATGTTGCATTTGTAATGGAAGTGTTGGCACAGGTTAAGCATAAATGTAAAGACCCCATTATCCTTATTGAACAAAAACTAAATCTATCCTCTTATGTGCCTGAAGGTTCGGGAACCTGTGACACACTCATTGTTGGGGATGGAATACTACATATTTTCGATTTCAAGTACGGTCAGGGCATTGTGGTTGAAGCAGAGGACAACCCTCAGATGAAGCTTTATGCTCTTGGTGCATTGGAGTTGTTCGATAGCCTGTATGACATCAAAGAGGTGGCAATGACCATATACCAGCCTCGCAGGGAGAATGTTAGCACATGGACAGTCGGAGTTTCTGAACTTAAAGCTTGGGCTGAAGAGATATTAAAACTAAAAGCTTTAATGGCATTCAATGGCGAAGGGGAGTTTATCCCAGGTGAGTGGTGTACCTTCTGTAAAGCCTCTGTCAAATGTCGTGCCAGAGCGGAAGAGAAACTAAAACTTGCAGCCTTGGAATTTGCATTGCCACCTTTGCTTACTGATTCAGAAATTGAAGTAATATTACCTTCTCTTGATGATCTGACAAAGTGGGCAAATGAAATTATCGCTTATGCAGCAAGTTCTGCCATCAACAACGGCAAGCAGTGGAGCGGCTTTAAATTAGTTGAAGGCAGGTCAGTCAGAAAGTATACGGATGAAACTGCAGTAGCTGAAGCTGCCAATGTCGCAGGTTATACAGATATACATAAACAAAGCCTTATCACGCTTACGGAAATGGAAAAACTGATGGGCAAATTGAAATTTAATGAGGTTCTCGGTGGACTCATTTATAAACCACCGGGGAAGCTGACCTTGGTGCCGATAACGGACAAGCGTCAGGAAGTAAGAGTTTCTAATATAAATGATGATTTCAAGGAGGATATATAAAATGAATAATAATGTTTCAACGAAAGTTATCACAGGTGTTGTAAGGCTTTCCTATGCAAATGTATGGGAACCTAAGTCTATAAACGGAAGTTCTGAAAAGTACAGTGTAAGTGTAATTATTCCAAAATCAGATATCAAAACAATCAATGAAATAAACACTGCTGTTGACCTTGCAATAAAAGAAAGTGCAGGAAAATTCGGAGGAAAGATTCCCAATAAAGCATCTCTCAAGTTACCGCTTCGTGATGGTGATGCAGAACGTGATGATGAAGCCTACAAAGGCGCATATTTCGTAAATGCGAATTCCAAGACACCCCCTCAGATTGTGGACAAAGACCTTAATCCAATATTGGACAAGACTGAGGTCTACAGCGGCTGTTATGCCCGCGTATCACTAACCTTCTATGCCTTTAACAGTAACGGAAACAAAGGAATTGCCTGTGGTCTTGGAAATATTCAGAAAATTCGTGACGGTGAATCCCTTGGTGGCAGAAGTAGTGCAGAGGATGATTTTGCAAGTGCCGTTGAGGATGATTTCCTTGCATAAAACAGTATTTGAAATATGGGTGGCGGAGCAACAAAACTCTGTCGCCCAATATCCAAAGGGGGTTTTATGAAAAGTATAAGTATGGATATTGAGACATATTCCTCAGTCGATCTTTGTAAGTCAGGTGTATACCGCTACGCTGAAGCACATGATTTTGAAATATTACTTTTTGCCTATTCAGTTGATGATAGTGAAATAAATGTTGTTGATTTAGTAAATGGAGAGCAGATACCGGATGAGGTTATATCAGCAATCTTTGACCCTAATATTATTAAGTGGGCTTTCAATGCACAGTTTGAACGGGTTTGTCTTTCCAGACATCTTGGCGTTTGGCTATCGCCTAAATCTTGGAGGTGCTCCATGGTTTGGTCTGCATATATGGGACTACCACTATCACTTGAAGGTGTAGGTGTAGTAATGGGACTTGAAAAGCAGAAGCTGAAGGAAGGTAAAGAACTTATCCGCTACTTCTGTGTTCCATGTAAACCAACTAAGTCAAATGGTGGTCGGACTAGGAATCTTCCCTGCCATGCACCTGAAAAATGGAGTCGGTTTAAAGAATATAATGCTCGGGATGTAGAAGTTGAAAAAAGTATAAAGGAAAAGCTGGCAAAATTTCCAGTACCAGAAGAGGAATGGGCGAACTATATTCTCGACCAGAAGATTAATGACTGTGGCATACAGTTGGATATGCCATTTATAAAACAGGCAATCAGATGTGATGAACAGTTCAGAAGTGTACATATAGAAAAGGCTCGAAGCATAACTGGTCTTGATAATCCAAATTCAATACAGCAGTTGAAAGGATGGCTTTCAGATAACGGGTTTACTGTTGATTCCCTTGATAAAGCTGCTATAAATGACTTGCTTGAGTCTGCAGACGGAGATATCGAAGAGGCACTTCAGTTAAGGCAGGAACTTGCAAAATCCAGTGTAAAAAAGTATACCGCCATGGAAATGGCTGTCTGCAATGATGGCAGAGCGCATGGACTAATTCAGTTTTACGGGGCAAATAGAACAGGCCGATACTCTGGAAGATTAATACAGGTGCAAAATCTGCCTCAAAACCACCTGCCGGACTTGGCAGAAGCACGTGAACTCATAAAAAGCGGCAGATTTGATGCAGTGGAAATGTTGTATGATTCAGTTCCGGTAGTCTTGTCAGAGCTTATACGTACAGCCTTTATTCCTAAAAACGGCCATAGGTTTCTTGTAGCTGACTTTTCAGCCATCGAGGCTCGGGTCATTGCATGGCTTGCAGGAGAACATTGGAGGCAGCAGGTGTTTGCTTCCCACGGCAAAATTTATGAAGCCTCTGCATCACAGATGTTTCATGTTCCTATTGAGGAAATTACCAAAGGCAGTCCTTTAAGGCAAAAAGGTAAGGTAGCAGAATTGGCTCTTGGTTATGGCGGGTCTGTTGGAGCATTGACAGCAATGGGTGCTTTGGCAATGGGAGTACAGGAAGATGAGCTCATGCCACTTGTAAAAGCGTGGCGAAATGCCAACCCCAATATAGTAAAGCTATGGTGGGATGTTGATAATGCTGCATTTACTGCAGTGAAGGAAAGAATGAAAGTACAGCTTGGAAGACTTATATTTTCCTATGAAAGCGGAATTCTTTTCATTAGGCTTCCATCTGGTAGAAGACTCTCATATGTGAAACCTAAGATAGAGATTAACCGTTTTGGACGTGAGGGAGTTACTTACGAGGGTGTTGGTGAATCAAAGAAATGGCAGCGTATTGAGAGTTATGGTCCTAAATTTGTAGAAAACATTGTTCAGGCAATTGCCCGTGATCTTCTTGCGGAAGCAATGCAACGATTAAGTGCTGAAGGCTTCAGGATTGTAATGCATGTGCATGATGAGGTGATTGCAGAAGCTGAAAATTTTGATGACTTGGGTAGGATGTGTGAAATCATGGGTCAGGTGTCTGAATGGGCTAATGGATTATTACTTAGAGCAGACGGATTTGTCTGTGATTTTTATAAAAAAGATTAAAAGAAAGTTTATGAAATGGTCTTGAAATACTACTGTTCAAGGCTTAAACAAAAATTGCTGATAACGTAAGGAGGATATGGCATGGGTATTAATAGATTTAATTCAGAGGGTTATTATGACCCCACAGCTTATGAAGCTCTTACAAAAATAGAAGCAGAGGCAAAGAAAAATACATACAGACCTATAGTGTTTATCTGCTCAGCTTTTGCAGGAGACACAGAAAAGAACATCCGTAGGGCGCAGCGATATAGCTACTTTGCGGTAAGCAGGAACTGCATTCCCTTTGCTCCGCATCTTTTATTTCCTCAGTTTCTAGATGATGAAGATAAATCTCAACGTGAACTTGGATTATTCTTTGGAATGGTGTTCTTGGCAAAGTGTAAAGAAGTATGGGTTTTTAAGGTTTGTAACAAAATTTCAGAAGGGATGGTTGTTGAAATAGAAAAAGCGAAACAAAGGAAAATACCAATCAGATATTTTAATGAGCTGTGCGAGGAGGTTGATTCAATATGAAGATAGCAGTCGGCAATAGTCGTATGGATAAAAAGTGGAAAAATAGGGATGTCTCATGGGAGGATTTCAAAAACTCGGTCAAGGCAACCAAGAGAACCACTGAGACTGTATCGGAGTTCCGCAAGATGAACCGCTCACGCCAAGATTCCATAAAAGACGTAGGAGGATTTGTGGGAGGGACACTGCGAGAAGGAAAACGCAGAAATGGTTATGTTCTATGCCGTTCTATGCTGACTTTGGATATGGACTATGCATTTGCTGGTATATGGGAACAGATTGAGTTTCTTCATGACTGGACATGCTGCGCTTACTCAACACATAAGCATATGCCAGAATCACCTAGACTTAGATTGATAATTCCACTGTCTAGAGAGGTCAGCGAAGATGAATATCCGGCACTGGGGCGTATGGTAGCAAAGGAAATCGGGATTGATTTATTTGATGATACTACCTACGAAGCCTCAAGGCTAATGTACTGGCCGTCAACTTCGTCTGATGGGGAGTTTGTATTCTATGAGAAGGATGGCAGTCTGCTTGACCCAGATGAGTATCTATCTAAATATGCCAATTGGCGGGATACCTCAATATGGCCAGTGTCCTCTAGGCAATCGGAAGTTGTAAGACGGCAGATTACAAGGCAAGTTGACCCTACTACAAAGGAAGGCTCTATAGGAGCATTTTGCAGGGCATATTCCATTGAGGAAGCTATAGATACTTTCCTTTCTGACATATACGAACCAAGCGTTATGAACGGCCGTTATGATTATATTCCTGCTGACTCCTCTGCAGGACTTGTCATATATAACGGTAAATTTGCGTACAGCCATCATGCAACAGATCCAGCTTGCGGAAGGCTGCTAAACGCTTTTGATTTGGTGCGAATCCACCGCTACCATGATCTTGATGATAAGGCATCTGAGGATATGCCTACTGGCAAGCTGCCATCCTTTAAGGCAATGATGGAATTTGCCATTAAGGATGAGCGTGTAAAAGAGCAATTTGCAGAAGAAAGAAAAGTTCAGGCAGAATCGGAGTTTACAGATACAGACTGGCAAAACCAGCTTGAGCTTGAGAAAAGCGGTGCAGTAAAAAACAACCTCCGTAACCTGACGCTAATTCTAGAAAAAGACCCTAATCTTAAAGGTATTGTATTTAATCAGCTTTCAGACGGTATGGAAATAAAGGACAGTGTGCCATGGACACATCCCTCAAGATTCTGGAGGGATGCAGATGATGCACAGCTTATCAGTTATATTGACAATCACTACGGCACTTTTTCGGCACGTAATTATGAAATCTCAGTGACAAAGGTTGCTGATGACCGCTCCTATCATCCTATAAGGGAGTTCATTGATGCACTTCCTGAATGGGACGGAATTCCACGAGTAGACACACTGCTAGTGGACTACCTCGGCGCTGCCGACAATGCCTATGTTCGCTCAGCTACAAGAAAAACACTATGTGCAGCTATTGCACGTGTCCTGACTCCCGGCATCAAGTTTGACTCCATGCTTGTACTGAATGGCCCGCAAGGAGCTGGGAAAAGCACACTAATATCAAAACTTGGGGGTGAGTGGTTCTCAGATAGCCTGTCGCTCTCTGACACCAAGGACAAAACAGCTGCTGAGAAGCTACAAGGCTACTGGATACTAGAAATAGGAGAGCTGGCTGGGTTGAAGAAAGCAGAGGTGGAGACTCTCCGTAGCTTTCTATCTAGACAGAATGATATATATCGTGCCAGTTTTGGGCGGCGAGCTACACCCCACCTTCGCCAGTGTGTATTCTTTGGTACAACCAACGCTGAAAAAGGGTATCTTAGGGATACCACAGGCAATCGCCGTTTCTGGCCGGTAAAAACACCGGGTGGAGGCACAAAACAATCCTGGCATATTACTTATGCAGAAATTATTCAAATTTGGGCTGAAACACTTACCTATGTCAAAGATGGAGAAAAGCTGTACCTTGATGCTAGTCTTGAAAAGCTTGCCAAGGATGAGCAGCGTGAAGCAATGGAGTCTGATGAGAGGGAAGGACTGGTGCGTGATTACCTTGATATGCTCTTGCCAGAGGATTGGGACACGATGGATTTGTACAGCCGCCGTGCCTATATAAATGGCACTGAGTTTGGTGAAAGCAAACGAGTCGGAGTCAGGAAACGTGAATCGGTCTCCAATATGGAGATATGGTGCGAGTGCTTCGGTAAAGACCGTGCAAACCTCCGAAGAGTGGATGGCAATGAAATTTTAGCCATTATGGCTGGTATCGGAGGTTGGAGCGGTCTTGTGACGAAGGAACGAATACCGCTTTACGGTCCTCAATGGCTCTATGTTCCAAAATCATGAGAATGTTGGGAACAGTAGGAACAAACATTTGTAAGAGAACAGAATTCGACTGTTCCGGTGAGCCAAAAACCCCTTTATGGTACATATCATCGGAACGGGCGGTAGCCCCTTTAGTAATACACTGCTTAATATCCTGTGTTCCATTGTTCCAATAACTACTATTAAAAATAATTATATAAATAAATACAGATATAGGACACGCAAACACGTAAATACGCGCGTAAAGGACTTTTTGGATTTGGGGAACACAAAAGGAGAATAAATATGCTAGAAAAAATAATAGAAAGACATCTGGTGGTAGAGGCTAAAAAAACTGGAGGACTTGCACTAAAGTTTGTATCACCAGGATTTGACGGTATCCCTGACAGACTGGTGCTTCTACCAAAAGGAAGAATAGCTTTTATTGAACTAAAAAGACCCGGTGAAAAATTAAGACCGCTTCAGGTAAAGAGAAAAATACAGTTGGAATCACTTGGCTTTTTAGTTTACTGCATTGACGGCTTAGAGCAAATTGGAGGTGTACTTGATGAAATACAAGCCACATGAATACCAAACCTATGCAACCAAATTCATATTAAACAACCCAATTGCAGCAATTCTATTAGAAATGGGTCTTGGGAAAAGCGTAATAACTCTTACCGCTATAAATGACCTCTTGTTTGACAGCTTTGAAATTATAAGAGTACTTGTAATAGCACCTCTAAGAGTTGCAAGAGATACATGGACTGCTGAAATTGCTAAATGGGAGCATTTTGAAAACATCAGGGCATCGGTGGCAATCGGTACAGAAAAACAGCGCCGGGAAGCATTGCTGGCAAATGCTGATATATACCTTATAAATCGAGAAAATGTAAAGTGGTTGGTGGAAAACTTCAACTTTGATTATGACATGGTTGTAATTGATGAACTGTCATCCTTCAAAGACCATGGCTCTCAAAGGTTTAAGGCACTTAGGAAGGTAAGACCTAATGTTAAGCGTATTGTTGGGCTTACTGGCACTCCGGCACCAAACGGTCTGATGGATTTATGGGCAGAAATAGGAATCCTTGATATGGGACAGCGCCTTGGAAGATTTATCGGGGGCTACCGTGAAAGGTACTTTTTACCCGATAAACGAAATCAAACCACTATCTTTTCATACAAACCTCGTGAGGGTGCAGAGGAAGCAATCTATGAGAAAATCTCAGACATCTGTATAAGCATGAAAAGTCTAGACTATTTGAAGATGCCGGAGTGTGTGATAAACAATGTAGAGGTTGAGATGTCCGAGAAAGAAGCTACACTATACCAAAAGCTTAAAAAAGACATGATCATACCCTTCAAGGATGGAGACATTGATGCAAAAAGCAGTGTGGGTCTTTCAAACAAGCTTTTGCAGATGGCAAACGGTGCTGTCTATGATGAGATAGGAAATGCAAAATACATACATGAGCGAAAGCTTGATGCACTTGAGGATTTGATTGAGGCTTCAAACGGTAAGCCAGTACTGATAGCTTACTGGTTTAAACATGACATACAGCGTATCTGTGAGAGGTTTCCTGCTGTGAAGCTAGACACTTCGGTAGATATATCAAAGTGGAATGCAGGAGAAATACCAATTGCAATTATTCACCCAGCTTCCGCAGGGCATGGTCTCAATTTGCAAGTGGGTGGATCAACTTTGATATGGTTCGGGTTAACTTGGAGTCTTGAGCTATATCAGCAGACAAATGCAAGGTTGTGGCGACAGGGTCAGAAAAACACGGTTGTAATTCATCACATCATTACAAAAGGAACTATTGATGAGGATGTTCTGAAAACCTTGGTGAGCAAAGATGATACACAGGCAGCCTTAATTGAGGCGGTAAAAGCAAATTTGTATGAAGGAGGCTAAAAGCGATGACAAAGAAAGAATTATCGCAGCTATATTATTTAAACCGTGAAATAGTACAGTTACAGGCGAGACTTTCAGAGTTGGAGGACTTAGCCACCTCCTCCACTCAAAAAATCACAGGTATGCCTTTTGGTACTGGAGTTTCTGACATGGTTGGGCGGTACGCTACAGAAATTGCAGACTTAAAAGCCCTATTGGATTTAAATCTTAAAAAGTGTTTCTATGAATTGAACAAGCTGAATCATTACATAGAAAGTGTAGAAGATGCACAGATAAGAATGATTCTGAGCTTAAGGTATATTAATGGGCTAAGCTGGCAGCAGGTAGCTTTTAGCATTGGTGAATCGGACGAACAGTTTCCAAGAAGGAAACATGACAAGTTTTTAAAACAAAATGAAAACTTGACGAAAAAGACGAATTAGATGTGTTAATATTATTTCATAGAAGAAGGACCTCAAGAGTGGATGTAAAAACCGGGGGTTCTTCTTTTGTATATGCAGGCAGTGTGAGTTGCTCCTTTCAAGCACTGCCTGCAATTTTAATTACTAGGAACAGGAGCTAAACGAAATGCCAATGAAACCACTAAAACCCTGCAAGCACTCGGGCTGTCCTGAACTGACAAGTGGAAGCTATTGTGATAAGCATAGCAGTTTGGATATTAACAAACGTAAGAGTGCAGAGGAGAGAGGCTATGACAGCAGATGGAGAACAGCAAGCAAGAGGTACTTAGAAAGCCATCCGCTGTGTATTTATTGCTTGAAGGAAAACAAGCTGGTCAAGGCAACAGTGGTTGACCACATCACTCCTCATAGAGGTAACAAAGCTCTGTTTTGGGATGAAAGAAACTGGCAGTCACTTTGCAAGAGGTGCCATGATAGAAAGACAATGACTGAGGATAGATATCAAGAATATAGATATTAATGCGTAGAGGTTCAAATCGACACCATAGGGGCTATCAAATCTCTGCAAACCCTTACACACCAACCGCTGCCCCCCTTCGCGTGAAATTTCGCAGAATTAAACAAGGGGGGATACAAATTGAGGTTGAAACTATAGGTGAATGTTTACTTCCGTAGGGGTTTGAGCATATTTGTATTTTTGTGTAAAGGTATTACATATAAAAACAAATAAATCGTGTTCAACCCTTTAAAAACCAAGGCTTTGAAGGATTAAAAAAATATAAAAATAAATAATTGAAAGCGCTTAAAAATGCTGTAAAAACAGTTGATTAAAGTGCTTTTTTTATTACTTTTTTTGAATACTGCTTACGCAGAAAGGAGAGCATTGGATGACTGAATTTGAAAAGCAACAGATACAGGATTTAAGACTCAAGGGAGTTGGCTACAAGGCAATTGCCGCTATACTTGGAATTTCAAGAGACAGTATAAGAGGATACTGTAAACGCAATGGACTTGATGGAGATTCTAAGGTTGTCTCATTGAATGTAGAAGAAAAAATAAATCAAAATTTGCTCTGTGCCTGCTGTGGAAAGTCAATTAAACAAAAGAAGCGTGGGAGAAGTAGACGTTTCTGCTCCGAGGATTGTCGCAGGAAATGGTGGAATGACAACCCTGATAAGAGGAGCAGAAAAGAATCTGCCATATATAAATATACTTGTTCATACTGCAATAAGGAGTTCAGCTGCTATGGCAATAAACGCAGAAAGTACTGTTCACATAATTGCTTTATAAAATCGAGGTACTGGAAGGATGAAAAAGATGGAATTTAAAAAATTACAAATAGACAGCTTAGTTCCTGCTGAATATAACCCAAGGAAAAAGCTAAAGCCTGGTGACTCAGAGTTTGAAAAAATTAAGAATAGTATTAACGAGTTTGGCTATGTCGACCCAATCATTGTGAATAAGGATTTAACAGTTATAGGAGGACACCAGAGAATATCGGTACTAAAAACATTAGGTTATACAGAAATAGACTGTGTAATTATTGATATCGACAAAACCAAGGAGAAGGCTCTGAACATTGCTCTTAATAAAATCAGCGGTGAGTGGAACAAAGAGCTTTTAGCTGATTTGATAAAGGACTTGCAGAAACTGGATTATGATGTTTCCTTTACGGGCTTTGAACCTCCAGAGATTGACGAACTATTCAATGATGTACACTCAAAGGAAATCAAGGAGGATAATTTTGATGTTGAGAAGGAACTGCAGGAGACTGCTATAACAAGAAAAGGTGATATATGGCTACTTGGCAGCCACAGGCTTGTGTGCGGAGATAGTACGGATTCAAATGTTTACATAATTTTAATGGAGGGAAAGAAAGCCAATCTAGTTGTAACAGATCCTCCATACAATGTCGCATATGAAGCGAAGGCTGGGAAAATACAAAATGATAATCTTAAGGATGAGGAGTTTTATAGTTTTCTTTTAAAAGCCTTTACCAATATGGCTGACTGTATGGAAAAGGATGCTTCGATTTATGTATTCCATGCAGACACTGAAGGCTTGAATTTTAGAAAAGCTTTCAAGGATGCTGGACTATATCTATCTGGTGTGTGTATTTGGGCTAAGCAGAGTTTAGTATTGGGGAGAAGCCCTTATCAATGGAAACATGAGCCTGTGCTTTTTGGTTGGAGAAAGGATGGTACTCACAAATGGTATTCAGATAGAAAGCAGAGTACTATCTGGAACTTTGACCGACCTTCGAAGAATGACCTGCATCCAACAATGAAGCCAATTGCACTTTGTGCCTACCCTATTACTAACAGCAGCATGAGCAACTGTATTGTACTTGACCCATTTGGCGGTAGCGGTTCAACGCTGATTGCTTGTGAGCAAACAAACAGAATCTGTTACACAATTGAGATTGACGAAAAGTATGCGGATGTTATTGTGAAAAGGTACATTGATCAAAAAGGTTCTGACAGTGATGTGTTTCTTATTAGGGATGGCATAAAAATTACATACAATGAGGTGGTGGCTGCCAATGAGTAAACTTACACTTGGCAGCCTTTTTGACGGAAGCGGAGGTTTTCCGCTGGGTGCTGTGATAAATGACATAACCCCAATATGGGCAAGTGAAATCGAGCCATTCCCCATAAGGGTTACAACAAAGAGACTTCCCTTTGTAAAGCATTATGGGGATATAAGAAAAATAAATGGTGCGGAGATAGAGCCAGTAGATATTATCACTTTCGGCTCACCCTGTACCGATATGTCAGTGGCAGGAAAACGAGCGGGGCTTGATGGGAAACAGTCAGCCTTGTTTTACGAAGCCATAAGAATCATAAAAGAAATGAGGTGCAAAACCAATGGAAAATGTCCACGATATGCCGTGTGGGAAAATGTGCCGGGTGCATTCTCAAGCGGAAAGGGAAAAGATTTCAGGGCAGTCCTTAACGAAATCGCAAAAGTCAAAGATGAAACCCTTGATGTTCCTATGCCTGACAAGGATAAATGGTTGTGTGCAGGGGAAATCATGGGAGATGATTTTTCCATTGCTTGGAGAACAATTGACGCTCAATTTTGGGGAGTTGCCCAAAGACGCCGTAGAATCTACCTTGTCGCAGATTTTGCAGACAAATGTGCCGGGAAAATACTATTTGAGTTCGAAAGCTTGTCTGGGTATTCTCCGAAGAGCATCAAGCCGTGGCAAACAACTGCCCGAGATGCTGAGGGCTGCGTTGGAACACCAATCAGCTTTGAGCCGGGAGCAGCATCAAGATTAGGGAATCACTATTGGCAGAATTCCGCATGTACCCTTCGTGCAGATATGGGAGATAATCAGCTTGCTGTTGCAATTGAAAATCACCCAGCAGACAATAGAATCAAAATTGATGAGAGCGGAACCATTCAAACTCTTACATCAAGGATGGGAACTGGTGGAGGAAATGTCCCACTTGTTATGAACGAGAGACAGGATGCTTTAACCATAGAGGAAGACAAAGCAAACACACTGACAGGTACCGATTATAAAGGAACCCAGTGTGTTTTTGAGCCTAATTGTGATCTGAAGCCTGTCACATTGAAAATCCGCTGCGGCTGTGAAGGTGGTGGCAAAGGTGCATTGGTACAAGCTGATAAATCGGCAACTCTCTCCTGCAATAATGAACAGACTGTTTTTGTGCCTTTTTGCAAAGGGAAAAGCAATGAACAGGTTGTAAAAACCTATGGCATTTGCTCTGACAAGAGCAACTCAATGCTCTCGAACAATCCCAATAGTGGAATTTATGAAGCGGATACAAGCAGAACGCTTGATGCAACAGGTGGAAACCCCTCCTGCAATCAAGGTGGAATTGCTGTAGTTGCACTGCAGGGCAGTATGATTGGAAGAGCAGATAAAAATGGACCGCAGGGCAATGGAATAAATGAAGATATTTGTTTCTCGTTAAATACCATCGACCACCATGCAGTAGCCTATGCAATGACTACTGGCTGTTATTCGGAAATCAATAAGGAAATAGCTGCACCATTGATGGCAAGGGACTATAAGGATGCACCAATAGTTACTCAGCCGTCTTATGGAATAGACAGGGCGGCTTTTAATTAAGGAAAAAATGCTTTATATAAACCAACTATAGAAGAAGAACAACAACCAACGCTTATGGCAAAAGATCCTGGAGCAGTGGCACAACCAGCATCCTTCTATCCTCAGATGAAAGCAGAGAGCCAATGCTTTAGGCAGGATGGTATATCAAATACGATTGTCAATGGTACAAATCCAGGTTATCAAAATGGATTAATTGAGCTGAATTATATCGTCCGTAGGCTTACACCAACGGAATGTGCAAGACTACAAGGTTTTCCTGATTATTGGTGTGATGACCTTGATATAATAAATCCAACAGAAGATGAAATTTTATTCTGGACAGAGGTATGGGAAACCCACCGCAAAATTATAGGTAAAAGCAATAAGCCAAAAACAAAAAAGCAGATAATAAAGTGGCTAAAAAATCCATACTCGGATGCTGCAGAGTATAAAATGTGGGGTAACGGTGTTGCACTTCCCTGTGTTTGTTTTGTTCTTGCAGCCATCAAGTGGGATATAAAAAACAATGCCTAAATGTAATAAAACCCTTGCAATTACTGCGATTCAGAGTGATTAATGTAATAACAAAAATTGCAGGAGGGATTACGAATGGACAGAAAGCAGATAATTAAAGCTTTGGAAGAACATGCAGGAGTGAAAGCAAAATACATGGGAGTTCCGAGCTTTGCATACATGATAACAATTAATGGACGAACTTACACAATTGATAGAGCAGGGAGAATTACATTAGATGATGTAGAGGTTGAGCTTGAAGAACTGATTAATGGAGGAATTGAAAAAAAAGAAGTAGCAGTACAAGTACTAGCACAAGAAGTAACACAAGAATTAGCACAGGAAAACGAAGCACTTGACTTTGAAATTACGATTCCGATGGATGGACATACGGGTAGCACGCTTCGAAATATGCTTAACATGCTTTACAGCAAACAGCCTGTTATAAAGAAGGTACTTGAAATTGAAGCCGATATTTTAAAGACTGATTTTATTGCAGATTTGAACAAAGCCAACATACAGACAATTGAGGAATTTAAAACTGAAATAGCCGGAAAGCAAGAGAGTGGTTACCACGGAATTGAATTTGATTTTACTAACAATACTATAACCTTCATGTTTTTCAAACATCTACAGGAGCCAGATAGACTCCAAGCATATACACAGTTTCTTGCACTTCTTAGCCAAAGTGCAAGAGGCTTGAAGCATGCATCCCCAAAGCCTACAACTACAGATAATTATAAATTTACAATGAGGACATGGTTAATTAGGCTTGGTTTTGTGGGTGATGAGTATAAGGCTGCAAGAAAGGCTATTCTTAAAAATCTTGAGGGAAATGGGGCGTTTCGCAGACCGAAAGAGGGTGATGAGGGGGCGGGCATATGAATAGGATTTCAAAAGAACATCTAAGTAATCTGCGTAAAAAGTTTTTGCCTGGTACCCGAGTTGAGCTTGTCAGAATGAATGACCCCTATACCAAATTAGAAGAAGGAACTACAGGAACTGTGGTTATGGTGGATGATATCGGCACAATACATGTGAAATGGGACTGTGGTTCATGTCTTGGTATTGTCTACGGTGAAGACAGCTGCACTATTATTTGACGGGAAGTTAAATTCATAAAAAACTACTGTAAAATGCACAAAAAACCGCTGTGTTATTTGTTGATAATATGCTCTTAATTAACTGGATATAAGCCTCTTTCAGAGCTAATATGTACACTAATAAAAGGGAAATATTTACTTTGGAAGGGGCAAATTACAATGAAAACACAGAGATTCGGAATTGAAATTGAAATGACAGGGATAACAAGGGCAAAGGCTGCAGAGATTGCGGTAAAATTTTTCGGAGCGGGGGCAAGGCTTGAAAACAAAGGTGGCACTTACGATGAGTACAAAGTTATAGATTCTAAAAGCAGAGGTTGGAAATTTGTGAGCGATGCGAGCATTTTACCCCACAAAAAAGAATACGGCAGGATTGTTACAGCGGACAGGGATTACAGTGTGGAGCTGGTAAGCCCAATTCTAACCTACGAGGACATTGAAACACTTCAAGAGCTGGTGAGACAGCTAAGACACGCGGGAGCACTTAGCGACAGCAAATACCAATGCGGAATACACATTCACATAGATGCAAAAAATCACACACCACTGAGCTTGAAAAACCTAATCAACCTTATGGCAAGCAAGGAGGATTTACTATATAAAAGCTTGGATATAGACCCTGCAAGATTAAGGTACTGCAAAAAGGTAAACGAAAACCTAATAACAACGATAAACAAGAAAAAGCCTAAGACCTTGGAAGCTTTGGCAGACATTTGGTACTCAGGTTTCGGACAGGAGAACAGAAGCAGACACTATCATAACAGCAGATACCATGGGCTTAACCTTCACAGCGTTTTTGATAAGGGAACGGTTGAATTCAGACTTTTTAATGGGACAACCCATGCAGGAAAGATTAAGGCATACATACAGTTCTGCCTTGCGGTAAGCCATCAGGCAATCAGCCAAAAGTCTGCAAGTGCAAGAAGAACCTATACCGACAACGAAAAGTACACCTTCCGCTGCTGGATGCTTAGGCTGGGACTTATCGGTGAGGAATTTGAAACCTGCAGACATCACTTCCTTGCAAGTCTGAGCGGAAACTCGGCTTGGCGTAATGCCGCTTGAAGGTAAGCATGGGCTTGTGGGGGCAGACAAAGCCCTCACAGCCCAAATCAAAAACGAAGAGGAGCATTTATACTATGATAAATGAAACCAAAATATATGGGGCTTACGGTTCAAATATGAATCTTAAACAAATGAGCCATAGATGTCCTAATGCCAAGGTTATAGGAACAGGAAAATTAAAAAATTACAGATTGACCTTCAGAGGCATAAACAATGGTGTTGCAAATATTGAAAAAAGACAGGGAAGCACAGTACCCATAGTTTTGTGGGAGATAACTGCTGAATGTGAAAAAGCACTTGATATTTATGAGGGATATCCAAAGTTGTATGTGAAGGAAGAAGTCGAAATTACAACAAAGGACGGTACTATTAAAGCAATGGTATATGTAATGTCAAAGCAGTATGAGCAGCTATTAGCAGAGCCATCGGGTCACTACATAAATACAATATGGCAGGGCTATCTGGACAACAAGCTACCTTTAATAAAATTGAGGGAGGCGATTGCTGAAAACAGAAATGAAACTGATACTGTGAGTTTTTTTAAGTAAATAGGTACACTATCATGAAAAACAAATAAGGTTACACAAATATCTATAATATGGTATAATATTCCTTAATAAGACAGATGGAGATTAAAATGCCTAGGGGAAAACTAAACGAAAGTTATGTTAAAGATGTAGCAGTTGAGTATCTTAAAGACTATTATTGTAAACTTTATAATAATAACGATATATTTGCAGGAAAAGAACTATGTGTGAAAAAGAGCTTTAAAAGACCTGATGGTCTTATTGCTTTAAAAAACGGTAAAAATGATATTTTTGTTGCAGTTGTAGAAGCAAAATCATGTCGGACATTGGGTAGTCTTTTCCCTGTGGATGGAGATAGTAGGTGGTTTGTTCATGGGGTATTATTTGGTACAATAATATCACTAATTATTGGATTTGTGGTGCCGCTTATGCTATGGTCTCGTATAATTTTAGCTGCAGTAGGACTAGTTGTAGGCACATTTTTATATTGGTTATTTACATTTAGATTTACTTATTACAGGTATATAGGCGTTGTAAGTCAAATTAATAATTATCCTGGAAATGAAAAATGGATTGCTCTTTCTATAGATGTGTATAATAAACTTAGTAAAGAGCATAAAATTGATTTCGAAAAAAAGCTTAGAAGATCTGGAATAGGATTACTCATTATAAGTTCAGGTAGTAAGGTAAGTACTCTTATCAAACCAAAGGCAAAAGCAAAAAAAGTAATAGATATGTTTGTAAGATGCAATGAAATATTGCAGGTTATAGAAAAATAGAATTATATCAAATAGTAGGGAAGTCTCAAAAGAGGCTTCCTTTTTTGTATTAAAAAAAATATAGCAGATTGGAGGTGATATCTGTGGCACAGAGAGGAAGAAAGCCAAGGCCTACGGCAATAAAGGAGCTTGAAGGCAACCCAGGCAAAAGGAAGTTAAACAAAACAGAACCAAAGCCTGATAAGAAGGCTCCGAAATGTCCTTCTTGGTTAGATAATGAAGCAAAAAAAGAGTGGCGAAGAACAGTAAAACAGCTTGAACAGCTTGGCATACTTACAGAAGTTGATATGGCGGCATTTGCAGGCTACTGTCAGGCATATGCAAGATGGAAAGAAGCAGAGGAGTTTATTACAAAGCACGGAACGATTGTAAAAACTCCATCAGGATATTGGCAGCAGGTGCCACAGGTATCAATCGCCCAAACTTACCTTAAAATAATGAATAGATTCTGTGAGCAGTTTGGTATGACACCATCTGCCAGAAGCAGAATAGCTGCTGATAATGTTCAGCAAGATATAGATGATCCTATGGAACTTATCCTACTAAGTGGGGGTAAGAAGAGTGTATGATGAAGAAAAAGCACAGAGAGCTATTAATTTTATTAATTGCTTAAAGCATACAAAAGGTCAGTGGAAAGGTGTTCCATTTGATTTACTACCATGGCAGAATAAAATTATTTGTGATGTATTTGGAACAGTAAAAAATAACGGTTATAGGCAGTACAACACGGCTTATGTGGAAATACCTAAAAAGAATGGAAAGAGTGAGCTTGCTGCCGGAGTTGCTTTATACATGACATGCGGTGATGGTGAATGGGGCGCTGAAGTATATGGCTGTGCTTCTGACAGGCAACAGGCATCCATTGTATTTGATGTTGCAGTAGATATGGTTGACCAGTGTCCTGCTCTAAAAAAAAGAATAAAGCCGATAATGTCTGTAAAACGTCTGGTATATAAGCCAACAAATAGCTTTTATCAAGTGCTTTCCGCTGAAGCCTATACTAAACATGGACTTAACGTTCACGCAGTTGTCTTTGATGAACTACATGCACAGCCGAATAGGGACTTATTTGACGTAATGACCAAAGGTAGCGGTGATGCAAGACTTCAACCACTATTTTTTTTGATTACTACAGCAGGTACAGATAGAAACTCAATATGCTATGAGCAGCACCAAAAAGCACAGGACATTATTGATGGAAGAAAAATTGACACTACCTATTATCCTGTAATTTATGGGATTAGAGATAATGATGCTTGGGGTGATGAAAAGAATTGGTATAAGGCTAATCCCTCACTTGGACACACCATTGGCATTGAAAAAGTAAGGAATGCATACCTCAGTGCTAAAGAAAATCCAGCCGAAGAGAATATATTTCGGCAGTTAAGGCTTAACCAGTGGGTAAAGCAGTCTACCCGCTGGATGCCAATGGACAAATGGGATGAGTGCGCATTCAAAGTAAACCTTGAAGCTCTGAGAGGTAGGGAATGCTATGCAGGTCTTGACCTTTCAAGCACAACAGATATTACAGCATTTGTTTTGGTATTTCCACCAATAACAGCTGATGAAAAATATATAGTGCTGCCATACTTCTGGATACCTCACGATAATCTCAAACTAAGAGTTAGAAGAGATCATGTTCCATATGACATATGGAAGCAGCAAGGCTTTATAAAAACTACAGAAGGCAATGTTATTCATTATGGCTACATAGAAACTTTTATAGAGGAGCTTGGAACTAAGTATAATATAAAAGAAATTGCCTTTGACCGCTGGGGAGCAGTTCAAATGGTACAGAACCTTGAGGGAATGGGCTTTACTGTAATACCTTTCGGACAAGGCTATAAGGATATGTCACCGTCTTCAAAGGAATTAATGAAGCTAACTCTGGAAAAGAGGATAGCACACGGAGGAAACCCAGTTCTTAGGTGGATGATGGATAATATCTATGTAAAGACTGACCCAGCGGGGAACATTAAACCTGACAAAGAGAAATCAACCGAGCGTATTGATGGTGCTGTTGCTCTTATAATGGCTTTGGATAGAGCAATAAGGAATGAGAACAAGGGAAGTGTCTATGATGAAAGGGGGATATTAGTGTTGTGATTGTATTAGTTATGGTATAATTTTACTGATGAAATTACCTTGGTTTTGGAGGAATAGTATGTTTCGTAATTTATTTAACAGGTCTGATATGGACTTAATTACAATAAAATCAATCAATAATTATCAATCTGATTGGGGCGGCAACGGAGTGGTTTTCTATATTAAAAATGGAAAAGCCCTATTGTCTAATAAGTATGGGTATTTAGAAAATGATGCATTAGCCACTTTGGTTTATGGAGATACTCCGTTGATAAAATTCCATGGGGATGGACCATATTTTTGTCCAACATGTGAAAAGCTTGTTGCAGCTGGATATGGATTGAATATGAGTGATCAGCAAGTGATATCTCAAATGAGAGATATACTTAACCAAAAGTTTATATCCTTAGAGCAGTCACTTGAGAATCTCAAACCTCTTTTAGGACTTATGCCAACAGGATATTATGCACTTGTTGATACCGAACTGTGTCCTACCAATGGCAATGGGGAATTCTTTTGGAAACTAAATAATATCCCAACTTATAATAAAGCTTCTTGCCCCATTTATGGTGGAGATGGTCTTTGGAGTACGGGAATTCCATACTATATATTGCCAACACAGCCACCAAGCCACTATAATCCACAACAGGCCGAATTTTATAGAAAAAACGATGGCTATAGGGCAATTGCTTATCATTTGGATGGATACCTATGTGCTTTGCTTGATGGTCACCATAAAGCAGTAGCTGCTGCACTTGATAAGAAAAAGGTCAAAGCACTTGTAATAATCCCAGCAGGTTCAGCATGGGAAGCTAATAAAAAGCAAAAAACTAAGGGTGGAATATCAATAAACGGTATAACCTTGAGTGAAGATGAGTTACTTACACCTATAACTGAAGTTATGCGATTATGGAAAACAAACAGACTTAAAAAAGAAGATACAATAAAGTATTTAACTTTAAAGAATAATGACTTTGACGAGAATTATAACTGGCCTCAGGAAATATTAGAAGCAGAAAAGTCTTTCCCTGATGTATTGACTGTTGCAAGAATAGAATGGGCTGGAGGCATATCAGATGAAAGATTGAATCGTATATTGAAAAATGAAGAGACTTTATCTGATAAAGATGGTTTAAATATTTCAATGGCTTTATACCATTTAAGAAGTCCTCGGTTTAAAGAAATGGCATTTTATTTTTGCAGAAACTATTTCTTTGTTACTGTTTGGAATAAAATTTATGAATTGGTTGCAAATGGGAAAGATGAGGATGTTGAGAATTTTTTTGTTGACTATCTTATACAGGATGATAAAGATCACCCCGATATAAAAAGGATTGTAGACAATTACCTTATGCAAAAATAAGACAATTAAAGCAAAGGTATAATTATTTTGCAAGGAACAGAATGTGTTGAATGTTATGACTTAATAACAAAGAATGGTAATGGAGATATTTGATTATGAGCATGAAAATATATGATGGAGAAAAAATGTTCATGCTTGATGCCCATAGCAAGCTTATTGAAGCCGAGAAACAAATTAAGGAAGGAAAAGTGATTGATGGGGAAGCTTCATTAAAAAGCATAAGAGAAAAATATGATGTATAGATTATAAGAATTTGTAAGGTCAAAGTAATCTTTTTGGTTAAAAGCCATTAAAGCACAGAAAAGGATGTAAACATGAACACCGAAAAAGAAATAATAGAAAAAGAATGTTATGATTTTACTGAAAGTGATATAAAAAAGGCATACAGCCCCATAAGGTGGTGTGGCTGGTTTTTTGTAGTAGTTAGTATACTTATCATTATTGGAATGATTTATGAAAGCATTATTATTGATATTGAAATCGGATTACTTAAAGGGTTACCATTACTATTGGTTATTTTGATTCCAGCGCTATTTTATTTTAGTGGGCTAAGATTTGTTTGCGATGACTTAAACTTTGAAAAGGGTTTTCAAGCATATAAAAAAAGAGCGAAGGTTTCAATGAAAATTATGTTATCAATTCTAGCTATGATATTGGTAATATTCCTAATCAGAATATTACCACCTGACAATCGAGTAGATGAGATGATAATTGCTAATGCCCAAATTATAAACTATCCATATTTTGATACAGTGGAGGAAGCACAGAAATATTACATCTTAGTATCATATAAAGATTTAAAAATTGAATGTAGTGAGGATGTATTTAAATCCACTGACCCCGAGGCAATAGATATTAAAGAGTATGGATATAAAATCAGATACCGTTGGAACCTATGGTTTCCTAATAGATGTCAGTTACTTAGTATAGGAAAAATAAAAGTTTAAATTCGGATTAGGATGTTTTATTACGCTTGCTACCAATTTGAATGCAATAATTTGAAAATACTGAATATAAGAATTACATCAAGCATCTGCTAACCTCAGGTGCTTTTTTTATACCCATTTTTAAGGAGGAAAACATTGAAACTACCACTAATATCAAGATTTTTTCAGCCAAGAGCCAGTCCAAAGAACAGCTTTTGGGGAAGCACGTACAGTTTCCTTTTTGGAAACAGTTCAAGTGGAAAGATAGTAAATGAACGCACAGCAATGCAGACAACTGCAGTTTATGCATGTGTCAGAATACTTGCAGAGACAATAGCCTCGCTGCCACTTCATACATATAAATACACTGACAGAGGAAAGGATAAAGCCTTGGAGCATCCGCTTTACTATCTTCTCCATGATGCACCCAACCCTGAGATGACTTCATTTGTGTTCAGAGAAACACTGATGGGTCATTTACTTTTATGGGGGAATTCCTATTCACAAATAATTAGGGATGGTAGGGGCAGAGTAATTGCTCTTTATCCGCTGCTGCCGGACAGGATGATGGTGACCATGAATGATAGTGGTGAAATTTATTACATCTACAACAAGGACGGTCAGATATATTATCTCAGAAACTATGAAGTACTGCACATTCCAGGGCTGGGCTTTGACGGTCTTATCGGCTACTCACCGATTGCAATGGCTAAAAATGCGGTTGGAATGGCAATAGCAACTGAGGAATATGGAGCTAAATTCTTTGCTAATGGAGCAAATCCGGGAGGTGTGCTTGAGCATCCGGGTGTAGTAAAAGACCCAGCAAGGGTTAGGGAAAGCTGGAATGCTGTGTACCAGGGAAGCTCAAATGCTCACCGAATAGCAGTCTTAGAAGAGGGCATGAAATTTACTTCTATAGGGATTCCACCAAATGAAGCTCAGTTTTTAGAGACACGCAAGTTTCAAATTGAGGAAATATGCAGGATTTTCAGAGTACCTCCTCATTTAGTAGCAGACTTAGAAAAAGCCACGTTTAGCAACATAGAGCATCAATCCATTAGCTTCATTGACAATACAATAATTCCTTGGGTTTCAAGGATTGAGCAATCCATGCAAAGAGCATTATTTTCTGATAGTGAGAAAAAAATGTACTTTGTGAAATTCAATTTAAATGGAAGATTACGTGGAGATGCAGCATCTAGAGCAGCTTTTTATCAAATAATGCGTCAAAACGGAATCATGTCCGCAAATGATATCAGAGAATTGGAGGAGATGAATCTAATACCAGACGAGTTAGGAGGAAACAAATATCTGGTTAATGGAAATTTTGTTGATATGTCTAATGCGGGAGCTTGGACTGAAAAATATAATAAAGGTGGTGAAAATACTAAACTTGATTGAAGTTTATAAAAGAAAAATGGTTTTAGATTGTCAAAGCATACAGCCAAAAAGTAAGAGAACTGTTTGGTGAGTATGTTTTTTTTATGCAATTTATGTGAGAGGAGAGGCAAATGAGCAAGAAATTTTGGAATTGGGTAAAAAACGAGGACACCAGCAGAACTCTTTACCTTGAAGGTGCGATAGCAGAGGAAACTTGGTACGGAGATGAAGTAACACCTAAACAGTTTAAAAGTGAATTAATGAATGGAAGCGGTGACATCACCATTTGGATTAACTCTCCGGGTGGTGATGTTTTTTGTGCCAGTCAGATTTACAATATGCTGATGGAATACAAAGGAAAGGTCACTGTGAAAATTGATGGAATTGCGGCAAGCGCAGCCTCAGTTATTGCCATGGCAGGTAGCGAGGTTTTGATGTCACCAGTGTCAATGCTGATGATTCATAATCCTTCAGTTGCTATTTTTGGTGAGGCTGCAGATCTTCAAAGCGGCATTGATATGCTTTCGGAAGTTAAGGAAAGCATCATAAATGCCTACGAACTTAAGACAGGAATGTCAAGGTCAAAGCTGTCCAAACTTATGGATGTAGAAAGCTGGTTTAATGCAAAAAAAGCAGTGGAACTAGGCTTTGCAGACGGAATGCTTTTTCAACGAGAAAGTGAACAACAGCCTTCTGATGATGGTGTCATATTCAGCAAAATGGCGATAGTTAATTCATTTTTAAACAAGCTGCCAAAGGCTAAGCAGACACAGCCTGTAGTTGAAACAGGAACACCACATGAACAGCTGTTAAAAAGGCTTGAGCTTTTAAAATAAAATATTAAATTTTTGGAGGACTACATAATGAACAAAATATTAGAGCTTCGTGAGAAACGTGCAAAGCTATGGGACAGTACAAAGGCTTTTCTTGATAGTAAAAGAGGTGAAAGCGGCTTATTGTCTGCAGAGGATACAGAGCAGTATGAGAAGATGGAAGCTGATGTTGTAAATCTTGGTAAGGAAATAGAACGTTTGGAAAGACAAGCTGTTCTTGATTTGGAACTGTCAAAACAAACCTCAAGTGCAATAAAGTCTGCGCCAAATGCAAGCCTTGAAGAGGGTAAAAGTAAAATCAGTCCAAGAGCTATAAACGAATACAAAGATGCGTTTTGGAAGTTGATGCGAAACAAAAACAGCTTCGAAGTACATAATGCCCTTCAGGTTGGAACTGATTCTGAAGGAGGAGTGCTTGCACCTGATGAGTTTGAAAGAACTCTTATTGAGAGTCTTGAGGAAGAAAATATATTTAGACAGATAGCAAATATTATGAATACTTCCTCTGGCGATAAGAAAATTCCTATTGTGGCTTCCAAGGGAACTGCTTCATGGGTTGAGGAGGAAGGTAACATCCCTGAATCAGATGATTCCTTCGGACTGATTTCAATCGGGGCATACAAGCTGGTAACAATGCTAAAGGTTTCGGAAGAGCTTCTCAACGACAGTGTGTTTAATCTTGAGAAATATATTGCAAAGGAATTTGCAAGAAGAATAGGTGCAAGGGAGGAAGAAGCCTTTATTATCGGTGATGGAGTTGGCAAACCAACAGGAATATTAAATGCAACAGGTGGTGCGCAGCTAGGTGTGTCAGCGGCAGGTTCAACAGCGATTACAGCGGATGAGGTTATAGACCTTTACTACAGCTTGAAATCACCTTACAGAAAAAATGCAGTATTCATAATGAATGATTCAACAGTAAAGGCAATCAGAAAGCTCAAAAATGGGAATGGTGACTACTTGTGGCAACCATCAATAACAGCAAACGCACCAGACACAATCCTAAACAAGCCAATAAGGACATCTGCTTATGTACCTGCACTTTCTTCAGGTGCTAAGCCTATTGCTTTTGGGGACTTTAGCTACTACTGGATAGCCGACAGACAGGGAAGATCATTTCAGAGATTGAATGAACTGTTTGCAGCTACAGGGCAGATAGGCTTTAAGGCAATGCAGAGAGTTGATGGAAAGCTTGTCCTTCCAGAGTCAATAAAAGTGCTTCAAATGAAGGCGTAGGTGAAATAATTAATGTAAAAAGACGTAAAATTCAAATAGAATCTCAACACATTTTTAATTCTGATTCACTGGTTATTCACTATGATATAATGGTAGTGAACTAGTTGTGTTAAAATAAGGAAGGTAGATGCGTATGACTGTAGATACTTTTAGAAAAGAAATAGAACGGCTTATAACTGAAGCTAAAAAAAGAGGTGAAAGCTATATTGATATAAAATCGGGTGAGGTTCACAGAAGTGTTGGAGGATATCCAGGTAAAAACCATAACATGCCAAGTTGCTGTCAAGCGATGTATTCGTTGAAGAAGCCTTCTGATGAAATAATATATTCCCCTCCAAAGGGTAAGGGAGCTACACTAAAAATAAGATATTATTTATAAGCTGAAATGGTGATGAGGATAAAACTTCATCATCATTTTGTTTTACAAAAGGAAAGGAGGAACATGAGTAATACAAAAAACTACACAGAATCGGGCGGAGAAAAAACAGTAATTAGAGGAACCCTTGAGATAACATCCGAGGGAAAACTCATCATTGGCAGTACCGAACTAAAGCCAGCAGAAGCACAGGCAAACAGTAGTGCTACAACAATAGCTGACTTAAAGTCAGAATTCAATCAACTGCTAGAAAAGCTTAAGTCAGCTGGACTAATGGCAGATACATAAAATAGCAAAAGGACGGTGAGCGTATGATCGTTTCACTTGAAGAGACAAAAATATATTTAAGAATAGATGGTGATGAGGAAAATACGCTCGTCACCAATTTTATTTCTACAGCGGAGGAACTTTGTGAGGGTGTCCTCCGTTTTCCTTTATCAGAATTCGCAGAAGTGCCGGAAACAGTAAGGCAAGCAGTTCTATACCTTGTGGCCAGCATGTATGAAATGCGTGAAACTATTAATATGAAGGAAGTAATGGATGTAGTGACAAGGCTTCTGTTCACATACCGAAGGGAGAGCTGGTGAAATAGTGGGAATTGGGGAATTGAAGCATCGTATTACATTTTTAAAGCCGACTATTACTGTTAATGAGAACGGTTTTGAGATAGAGGAATTTATTGCTTTAAAGACAGTTTGGGCTTCGGCAGCAAATCTTTCAGGAAGAGAATACTATGAAGCTGCTGCGGTTCAAAAAGAGAATACTGTAAAGTTCAAGATAAGAGCAATACCAGGTATAGATGAATCCATGAAAATAAAATTCAATGGTATGTACTACAACATCACAGCCATAGACAACATTAAGTATAAGAACAGATATATGGAGATAAAAGCAGTGGAGGTGAAAGCAAGTGGCTGAGCTTGAACTAACAGGGATGGGCGAGCTGCTAAAGAGGCTTGAAGAGATGGGAAAAGCCGCTGGTAAAATTGAAGTGGCTACATTAAAGGAAGCAGCTAAACCCATAGCAAATGATGCAAAAAGCCTGGTTAATGTAAGTTCAATTAAGCACCGACATATCAGGGACGATATTAAGATTTACGGTGTAAAGATAAAGGATGGAGTCAGATATATTGAGGTAGGTCCTGGAAAGGATACAAACTGGCGAGCCAAGTTTTTAGAGTGGGGTACATCCAAAATGACTGCAAGACCATTTCTGCAGCCTGCATATGAGAAAAATAAAAAGAACATAATCGAAATAATAATCCAAAAGCTGAGGGAGGCATTGGGCTTATGAACTATAAAAAGCTGATAATTGATACACTGTCACCCTTAGCCATACCAGTACAATTTCTGTCATACTCCGGTAACGAAGAAGAATATATAACTTTCTTCTGCTATAACGAGCAGGGTGAGTGCTGGGCAGAAAACAAAGAAATTGCAACAGGAATATATGTTCAGGTTGATATCTGGTCAAAGGCAGATTACACAGCTTTAGAGGAGAAAGTAAAGGAAAGACTGGAGGCAGCAGGCTTCAGCCGCACCGCATGCTCTGACTATTATGAGTCGGATACTAAAATATATCATAAAGCTATGCGCTTTATTTATGTAAATTAAATCAGAAAGGGTTGGTTAAATGCCTATAACAGGTATTGAAAATCTATATTATGCAAAACAAACGGCTGATACATTAAATATACTTACATATGGCACACCGATTTACATGCCAGGTGTCAAAGAATTAGGTATAAAGCCAAAACAAAATACAGAAAAGTCATACGCAGAGAATAAGCTGTGGGATCAGATGACTGTGTTTGACAGCGCTGAAGTAAGCATTAGTATACAAGACCTCACAAGCGCACAGAGAGCAGATTTGCTGGGTCAGAATACAGCGGCTGAGGGTGGAGTTTTTGCCACAGATGGCGATGAAGCACCTTACGTTGCCTTACTTTACAAAGCAACAATAAGGGGCGGGTATCGCTATGGAGTAATATACAAAGGACAATTCACACTACCCGATGACAGCATGAAGGGGCAGGAGGGTAAGCCTGATTTCCAAACACCTTCAATCAAGGCGACCTTTCAACCGACCATATATGCAATGACGGTTGGTTCAAACCAAAAGAGCCCTTGGGAATACCACGTTGACACAACAGATCCCAATTGCCCTGCGGACATTGATTCCACCTGGTTCAAAACAGTAAAAATCCCCGGAACTGACATAGCAGTGCCGACAGTAGCTGTGGTGCCTGCCGATGGTGATTCTGAAGTTACATCGGATACCAATGTAGTTTTTACCTTCAGCGGAGCAATAGACCCGACAGCAGTAAAAGACAGCGATATATTCCTGATGCAGGTTGATGGGACTATTATTACTGCTACACTCAGCATTAATGCTGCTAAAAACGTAGTTACACTTGACCCAGCTGACAGCTTGGCAGCAGGCTCCTATGTTGCAGTGTGCACAAAAAATGTCAGGAGTGTTACAGGTGTACCGCTCGCTTCAAATGTCATTGTAAATTTTACAGTATAAGAATGATTGACATATATCTATTTTTATACAATTTATAAGGTATACAGATGAATACAAATTGCTAGGCGTTTTACAGATTTGAATCTATAGTTAAATTTAGAATTTAAAACAACAGCACGAACGCTAACGAATTGTATATGAAAATTAATCTATTAGATATTAAAAATAAACCTTAAAGAAGAAGGGAGGAAGCATATGCAGATTACTCTTGGGGGAAAGAACTTTATAGCGCCTGCACCTAAAGCACGGGCAGTCAGAAAAGCTATTGAAATAACAGAAAAGGTTGATTTCAATAACATGAAGGCAGCCGATTTGGACAACTTGGTTGATTATATAGTTCAGCTATTTGACAAGCAATTTACCATTGATGATATTTATGACGGATTGGAAGCAGACAAGCTAATACCAACATTAATGGCTTGTATTAATGGCGTTGTTGGTACTATGGGTGCAAAGCTGGAGCAATTCCCAAACGCTCAAGCGGAGAAATAGGCAATCCTCTTTCTCCCGCTGAATTTATGAAGGAAGTCTATCTTAACTTGATGGAAGAAGGCTGGACGCTGACTGACATTGATGAGACGGACTTTTTTTATTACCTTGATTTATTGAGCTATAGGGCAAACAAGGGTCAGAAAAAGGTAACCATAGACCAGATTTTTTGAGGGAGGTGGAAATATGTTTTTTGATAAAAAACAAGTGAAAACAAGGTATGGTCACAACAGAAACTATAAAATTTGAGATTAAATGTTATTTAATTAACCTTTTATTGTACTTCACTATTTGTTTCAATATCAGACTGTTGTTTCTTCAGGCAAAACTGTATAATATTGGTTAATTAAATTAATGGAGGTTTTGTCATGAGAAAAAATTTTGTTAAGTTTCTTTTTTTAGTTTTTGTATTAGCTGGTATTTTTTCTTTCACACAAGCAAGTGTTTTTGCAACAGACTCTACAACTTTTACACCTATTCACGAGTATAATTTTGATAATGACAGTGGAACAACGGTTTTGGATACGGCGGCTAGCGGAGGAATAAATGGTACTTGTTCGAGAAATAACATAAAAACTGAAAATAGTCAAACATATAGAAGTTTTAATGGAACAATTGATGTAATAAAGTTTACAAGCCCTATCATCCCTACAGGTAAAAAGACCATATGCTTTAGAATAAAAGTACCTTTACCAACTATAAGTCATAAGTGGATAATGCATACTTTAGATGGAAACAGTACACTCCCAAATGGAACAGGTATTGCAATAATTGGTCCAGTAGGTAATGCTGTTAGTAATGGTACGTATGGACATTTAGTGGCATGGGAAGCTGATGGTTATATTCTTTCTCCTTCCTCTATTTGCGATAATAATTGGCATGACGTAGTGTATACATATGATGGGACTACGAATGAGAATGGAATGAAGCTTTATATAGATGGAAAATTAGTGAGTGAAGGGAAAAATACACGCTTATCAAGTACTGTAGATAACAATTTGGAAATTGGTTGCCACTATGATTATAGTTGTCATTATCTTCTTGGGGATTTAGACAATATTAAAATATATGATAAAGATATTTCTTGTAATGAGCCAACAAAACTTATAGCTACTGACGATAATTCAAAAATAAGTTTAGCATGGGATACTGCTGACAATGCGTAAGCGCTCAATAAAAGAGCGCATTACACATTAACCATTCATTTGAGATAATACTTCCAAAGAACCTTTAGACTTTTTCAAGTTTTTCGTCAATGACTAAAAAGTCCAAAGCAATTTTGAGGAGGCTATCAGAAAATGGATAAAATCACAGATGCCAAAACCGAATTCAGGCGGAGGCAATGGACTCAAATAATTCAGGACTGCCAGAACAGTGGTATGACAGTTGTAGGCTGGTGCAGCCAGAACAACGTGAATACAAAATCATACTACTACTGGCTACGAAAAATTCGTTCCCTGGCATGTGAAACCGGAACACTTGTACCACAAAGAAATGAACAGAAGA